TATTTTCTTATATAGTAATTATATATTTTAGAAGATGTAATAAATTAAAAGAACAATTCGAAATATCACAACCCCCAACTATAAAATTTTTAAATTATAATACAACGGAGGCAGATATTATAAATGATTTGGGTGATATAGAAAATGTACCAAGTGAAAAAAATATAATTGAAAATGAAGAATCAAAAGCATTAATATTAAGATATTTAGATAATTATAGCAATAATATTAACCAAACAATATATAATATTAAATTTAATACAAATATTTTATGCGATATATTAATTGTCGGTGGAGGAGGTGGTGGTGGCATAGATGGTGGTGGGGGTGGTGCTGGTGATATTAAATATATTAGAGACCGAGTTATACCCAAGGGAGAATATGTTTTTAAAGTAGGAAAAGGTGGAAATGGTGGTCGTAAAATACAGGATGATAGTGGAGCAATTTCAACATATACAAGTGAAGCTCATAATTCTGGAAAATTTGGTGAAAATTCATCAATTGAGCTATCTTCAAATGAATTAAATAATATTTATACTGCTGGTGGTGGAGGAGGTGGTTCATATAATACACCACCATCTAATACTCCTATATTAGGTCAAAAATTTAATAATAATTATTCAAGTGGTGGGGGTGGGGGGTGTGTTAACGATTTGGGTTTAAACGCAGAATGTGGAGGTATTGGTAATGGTATAAGTGGTGATGGTGGTACAGGTGGAATATTAGAATTATTAAAACAGCGTGGAAAAATATTAGGCGGAGGTGGTGGTGGTTCTGAAAAAAATGGAACAAATGGCAAAGAAATAGACGGGATAGCAAATATAGGAAATGGCGGAGAAGGAATTAACTTAAATTTAAATATTGAAGATTATAATGAGAATATAGAATATGGATATGGTGGTGGTGGCGGATGTCATATAATATTAGAAAATGGAAATATTGGAGGTATGGGTAATTCAAGTGGAAATGGTAAGGGTGGTCATTTAGTAGATATTACATCTAATACTGGATTTGATAGTCCAAATGTATATGCTACAAATGGTATAAATGGGGGAGGAGGTGGTGGTGGAGAAGGAACATATGGTGGTAATGGAGGGAATGGTATTATAATTATAAAATATAAATTAGGAGAAATTGTTAATTACGAACCAATAAATGAAAAAATTGCACCAATTGTAATAACTGATGGTTTACAAAATGTAAATATGATATCTACACATATAAATGAATTATATCATTCATTTATATTCAAAAAAACAATACAAAATACTACAGCTGGTAGAGAAGATATAATAATACCTAAATATGTTATAACATATGACAAAGATACATTATGTGATATTTTAATGATAGGTGGTGGAGGTTCGGGTGCTTCAAGTAAATATATAGAAGGAGATGATGATAATTATAATGGTGGTGGTGGAGGAGCTGGAACATTAATATTTTATAAAAATTATTTATTTAAAAAAGGAAGTACTTATGAATTTATAATAGGCGAAGGTGGTGTACCATCTGATGATATAAATGATGATATGAATGGTACTTCAAGTAAAATAAATATTATAAATGGAGATGAGATAACACAAATATTTGAAACTTCAGGTGGAGAAGGTGGTAAAAGAGATAGAGGTGGTAATTCTGGGTTTGGAACTAATATTTTACCAAAATATAATAATAGAACAGAATCAGAAATAAAAGATGTAGATAATATAAATGTATACGGAAATGAAGGTTCAGTAGAAGATATATCTAAAAATTTGCCAGGATATGGCGGTGGTGTATCACAGATTGGTGAAAATATAAATATGGGATTAAGTAATATAAAATATAATCAAGATGGATATAAATATAATTTCAAAGAATATTTTGGTTTAGATTTAGGAAGTGAAAAAGAATCACATTTGGGATGTGGTGGAATTGGAGGAGGGCCATATTTTTATAAAAGAAATAAGGGAATATTAAAATCAATTGGTTCAAGAACATGTCCAAATGGGGGAAGTGGTGTTCAATGGGATTTTACAAATGCTGCTAATAAAATATTAATATCTTTACCTGGGGAAAAGAATACTGGAAGTGGTGGTGGCGGTGGAATAATAAATGGTGATGATATATCAAGTGATAATAATGGAAAAGATGGAGGAAGTGGTATAATAATATTAAGATTTAAATTAAGAGATAATGATGATGTTTTAGATGAAAATAAAATAAGAAATATGGGTAAGACGCATATAAATTCTTCATATGTAGAAAATGTACCAGCTACTGGTTTTGAGTATTCACATGATGAATTTTTAAATAGTCACGATAGATATGTATCAAATTATGCAAAGCGTTTAGATAATATGTATGATGAAACAAATATGTATGATGCTGTAGAAACACAAAGAAATAGGATGGCAGAAATATTATCAAATAATACATATACACTTGATAATTTATTTTCAGAAAATACATATTATGAAAATATAGAAAAAGATACAAATACATTAAACGATCCAATAAGTGATGCATATTTACCATATTCATTAAATACATATAAAGATGATATAAAAACACCAGAGGACAATAATAATCAATATTTAATAATAACATTATATCGTGAATTATTGGGAAGACAACCAACAAAATTAGAATTATATAGAATAATGTCTAAATTACATAATAAAGAGTTAGATCAATACACATTGAGAACAAATATAATAAACTCTGAGGAATATATAAGATTGATAAAATTACAGAGTAATAATGTTAATCCAGAATTAGAATATTCATTTGCGAAAAATGATTTAATAAATACAATAGCAAATATATATAGTAATGAATTAGAAAAAGATATTCCTATAGGTATGCCTTTACCATTAAGAGATATTTATATATATATGCAATATAATAAATATTTATTTAGAGCAATGTTAAATCATAATAATTATATTAAATTTGAGAATGAAATATTAAATACAGATAGATTAAAAAAGGAAAAATTATTAGATATATTTAATACTTATTTTATATTATATGAATTAACAATGAAAGCGAACGATATTAAAAGATATGATTTATATAATAAAAATATAGTTGATAATGAGCCCAAAGAATCTGCATCATATAATGGCAATATGTCATATGATATATATAATAATAATAGTGATAATGTAGATACTGAAAATTTATTATCAAAAATTGTAGAAAAATCTGATAAAATATATGATAAGAATGGTTCAAATAAAAATTCTAAAAACAATATGAAACCTAATATACTGGCAATTGGTGGTGGTGGTGGTGGTGGAAATGTATATTGGTATGAGGGGGGTAATTTAAATAGTATGATGGAAAAAGAGTTAATGAATAAAAAGGATAATAAATCTAAAGATGAAAATAATATAAGTGATGAAAATAAAATAGGAACATCCTTGGCTGAACCAATTACCGAAGGTATTTCTGGACATTGGTCAAAACATTATAACATAGATATTGCAAATGTTGGAAATATATCTGTTTCACATTATAAGGATGAGGATTTGGAAAATTTAAAAAAATTAGTGGAGGAAAATAATTATTCAGCAATATCTATAGTCGAAGGACATGTAACAATTAAAAGTTTTGACTATCAAATAGTAGTAGCTGATTGTAGTAAAACAATTGGATATAATAATATATTTTATATATGGCATCCAGATAATATAGAAATAGAAGGGGATTAATAAAGTTCTCATATATAATTAGATTAATGAATGATATAAAAAAATTAGTTGAAAATTATGAAGATGAATATTTAAAAAAAAAATATTATAATAGTAAAAAGTTATTTGAAGTTATTTCATATTATATATTAAATAAAGAATTAATAATATATGGTGGTTATGCTTTAAATTTAGTATTTCCAAAAAACAAAAAATTTTATAAATCATATACATTGGCAGATTATGATTGTTATTCATATAATGCAAAAAAAGATGCTATAAAAATTGCAAAGGAATTAAGAATTTTAAAATATAAACTGATAAAGGTAAAACACGCTGCTCATCCTAATACATATAAAGTATATGTTGGTAGAACGAATGTATTAGATATAACACAAATAAGTAAGAAATTATATGATATATTAAAAAAAATTCACAAGGAAGAATTGAAAACAAAATTATTGAGATATTATAAAGAAAAATATATAATAGTACCATGTGTATTATTGGTAAGAAATTTACATTATGAACTTGCAAGACCAGAGGGTTCTTCTCATAGATGGGAAAAAATATATAAAAGATTAGGTATATATAAAAAATTAAATAAAATAAATAAGGATGTTAAATATAAAAATAGTTATATACCAATATCAAAAGAATATAATAATTTGATAGAAAATGTATTAAATTATATTAAAAAGGAAAAAAATCCAATAATTGATAGTTATGCTATAAAATTGCATAAAAATATTAAAGACCCAAATTGTTGTAGAAATAGAAAAGAGAGTATGATGTTAATGATTTTGACAAATAATTTAGAAAAAACAAATAGAAATATAATGGAAATAATAAATAATACATTGGACAAAAAAACATATAATATAATAAATAAATATAGAATTGATGATATAACAATGGATATATTAAATAAAAGACATAGAATAGATATATTGAATACTAAAACGAAAGAAAAGTTTAATTTAATATCAATTATTAATACAGAACATGAATGTTTTTCTACTAAAGAAATAAATGGATATTGTGTTGGGTCAATAGACACAATATTATGTTTTTTATATAGTTATTATATGACTTATAAAATATATAAATATATTTCATTTAATAATAATGCAACTCTTAGCAATACTAATGATTATATATATAAATATGAAAAATATTTGAAAACAATGACAAATATTAAAGATAGATTATCTACAAAATGTTATGGAAAAGAGATTGGAATAGATGAATATTATAAAAATAATTGGGGAAAACAATTATCAATAGTGAAATATTCTTAATCTAATTTATTATCACTATAATTATTGTCACTATTTTCTTCTTCGGAAGTCTCAGTATCTGATAAATTATTTTCTATAATATAATTATCTAAATTATAATCAAATTCTTTTTGTATTTTAACAATTTTAATAATATCATTATTTTTTTCTAATAATTTATCCATAAATATTAAAAAATTTTCTTTTCTTTTTTTAGTATCAAATAGATTGTTACAAACAATTAATTCGGTATTTTTTGAATTAAAATAAATAACTTCTTCGTAATAATATGGAAATATCATATTTAAACATATATAAAATGATGATATCAAATTATAATATAAACAATATATGTTATCTTTAAAATTCATAAATATTATAATAATATTATGTGTAAATTCTTTATATAATATATAATTAAGAATATATAGAATAAATGGACGATATATACAATCTAGATAAAAAGATAATATATATAGATTCGGATAATATACATAATCTTAAATATTTAAATGATGATAATTTTGAATGTTATACTGATATATTAGAAACAATTAAAGATTGTATATATATTAAAACTATAAAGACTGAAGTATTTATTGATAAAACATATAATAACCAAGGTTCAACTGGTAAATTTAAAGAAGGGGATAGCATATACATATATTTAAATGACTATAATAGAATTATTGTTCCATTTGATAATAATACAAATAAATATTATGATTCTATATATATAAATAAAAATCAAAAAGATGTACCTTCATCTCCTGATATGATATCAATGAAATATGATTTATCTGGTACAAGTTGTAATCCAAATGATTTAAATACATATTTAATAAATAAAGACCGCCAAGAGATACAAAGATTTGATATTAAATTATATAATAATGAACATGAATTATTGAAAAAAACAGATATCAAGAGATTTATTCTTAAATTTTGTATATATTATAAAAATAAAAAAATATCAATAATGTAATTTATTATCTATTTGGTAATAATGTTATAATATTAAAATTACTTAAAGATATATTACTTATATTAAATAAGTTTATTATATATGGTTTCACAGGATGATATAGCTGCAGGTTTTGACATTGGAACAACTACAAGTTGTGCTGCCATTTGGAGAAATGATAGAGTTGAAATTATTCCAGATTTACAAACAGGTTCGAGAATTATACCATCATATGTATCATTTTCTACGGACGAAAAATTAGTAGGAGACCCTGCAAAAAGTCAATCGACAATGAATCCTAAAAATACTGTTTATGATGCAAAAAGATTAATCGGAAGAAAATTTGATGACCCCGCAATTAAAGATGATATTAAACTATGGTCATTCGATGTTACTGCAGATAATAATAATAAACCATTAATTAATGTTAAGTATAAAGATGAGGATAAAACTTTTCACGCTGAAGAGATTTCAGCTATGGTAATTCAAAGATTAAAAGAAACTGTAGAAGCTCAACTCGGACATGAATTGAAAAAGGTAGTTATTACTGTTCCTGCATATTTTAATGATTCTCAGCGTCAGGCAACAAAGGATGCTGGACAAATTGCTGGTCTTGAGGTACTACGTATTATTAACGAACCAACAGCTGCTGCAATTGCTTATGGTTTAGATAAAACGGATGATAAAAGGGAAAGGAATATTTTAGTATTTGATTTTGGTGGTGGTACACACGATGTATCTATTTTAACTTTAGATGGTGGTATTTTTGAAGTAAAGGCAACTGGTGGTGATACACATTTAGGTGGTTCTGATATTGATAATGAAATATCAAATTATCTATGTGAAGATATTAAAAAAAGACATAAAAAAGATGTTAGACAAAATGCAAGAGCTTTGAAAAGATTAAATATTGCGGCAGAAAAAGCTAAAAAAACACTTTCTTCTTCTACAACTGCTACAATTGAAGTAGATTCTTTAATGGACGGAGTTGATTATACACATACTTTATCTCGTGCTAAATTTGAACAATTAGCTGATAAAATTTTTAAAAGAACTATAACTCCAATTACACAATTACTACAAGATGCTAAAATGAATAAAGGGGATATTCATGAAATTGTTCTTGTGGGTGGAACAACAAGAATTCCTCGTGTACAAGAATTACTATCAGAGTTTTTTAATAATAAACAATTAAATAAGTCTTTGAATCCAGATGAAGCAGTTGCTTATGGTGCAGCGGTACAAGCAGCAATTTTAACAGGACAAGGTAATGATAAAACAAATGAGCTATTACTTCTGGATGTAGCACCTTTATCTTTAGGAATTGAGACAGCTGGTGGCATTATGACTAAAATTATTGAAAGAAATACAACTATTCCTACGAAAAAA